GTCAAAATACTTTTGCATTACTGCAACGATATTTATATATCCTTCATTCCCCTTCATGTCCCAAAGTAAAGTATAGAAGTTTTTTAGTTTAGAATATTCAGGTACTATTTGTTTTAATGGGCCTTTTTTAGACTTTTTAACAGACAAATAATCTCTAGGTGGTTCAATACCATTTGTCGCATTAGAAACTACACTAGAAGATTCACTAGGCATTTGTGCTGACAATGTACTATGTCTTAAACCATGTTCTTTTATTTCTTTTCTTAAATGTTCCCAATCGTAAGTATATTCTCTTTTAACTAACTCGTCAACATCTTTCTTATATGTATCAATAGGTAATATACCATCTGCATATTTTGTAGATTTAAATGCTGAACAAGGACCTTTTTCTTTTGCAAGGTCTAAACTAGCATGTAATAGATAATATTGAAATGCTTCTGTTAGTTTATCAACTTGTCGCCATGCAAGTTTCTGATCGTATTTGTAACCTTTCTTTGCAAGGTAATGAGCAAGACCAATATAACCAATACCTAAACTTCTACGTGCCTTTGTAGATATTTCGGCAGCGTTTATAGGATACTTTTGATGATCTATTATTTCATCTAAAGCTCTTACTGCTAAATCACACAATGGTTGTAGTTCATCACGTTTGTTTATTTTACCCACATTGATGGCAGATAAGATACATAAAGCAATCTCACCTTCACCATCAATATGTTGTATTGGAGTGGTTGGTAAAGTTATTTCCTGACATAGGTTTGACATGTAAATTCTATCTTTGAAGGATGAGTGAGTATTACAATGGTCAATATTCATAATATAGATACGGCCTGTTTCAGCACGTTCTTTCAATATATCAAAAAATAATTCTTGTGCGTTTATCTTCTTTTTAGTAACGCTGGTTTTTCTTTCTGCTTTGATATACAGATCATCAAAGTCAGGTGTACCCCATGCGTCATATAACTCTGGTACTTCATGTGGTGAAAATAAAGTTATATCTTCGTTGTTGATAAACCTTTCATAAAATAGTTTAGATAGTTGTATTGAGTAGTCTAGTTTTCTAACTCTATTATCTTCACTACCTTTGTTGTTTTTAAGAACAATAATGTCACCTATTTCTTGGTGCCAAATTGGGAAGTGTACTGTTGCTGATCCGCCTCGTACTCCGTTTTGAGTACAGCACTTAACAGTTGCCTCAAATTTTTTGAGAAAAGGTATAACACCCGTATGTTGTACCTCACCGCCTCTAATACGTGAGTTGATACCTCGGATTCTTCCTGCGTTAATTCCGATGCCAGCCCTTTGGGCAACATAACGGCCAACAGCCATGTCACTACTAAAGATACTAGGTAGAGTATCGTCAATGTCAACAAGGACACAAGAAGCATACTGCTTAAGAGGGGTACGGACACCAGCCATAACAGGCGTTGGGATGTTAATTTTAAACGTTGAAATAGCGTCATAATATTTTTTAACATATGACATTCTCCTTTCTTTTGGATATTTAGCAAATAGTGTAGCCGCAATCATCATGTACATAAATTGTGGTGTTTCGTATACCACGTTTGTACTTCTATCTTGTACAAGATATTTATCAATGACTTGTCTTAAACCTGCATAGGTAAAGTCATAATCTCTATTGTGATTTAACCAGTTCTCCATTCTATCAAAATCTTTTCTTTGATAGTGAGTAAATATTTCTTTGTCATATAATTCTAAATTTACAACTTTTTTTACATGGTCATAAAAGTGTGGGTGATCCCATAACTTACCAATAACTTGTTTTCTCAAACTGTATAACAGTAATCTGGATGCTACGTATGTGTAATTAGGATAATTTAAGTCTATAAGATCAGCAGCTGACTTAACTAATATCTGTTGAATATCATCTGTAGTTATACCATCATAGAATTGTAAACCACTTTTCATCTCTACTTGTGATGATGAAACTCCTGTGATGTCCTCACAAGCATACTCAACCATTTCATGTATCTTTTCAATGTTAAGAGGTTCTGTTCCTCTATTGTTTCTTTTTTTAACGTTTATCGACTCGTTACCTGTGACCATTATTCCCCCTTAACAACGTTTGTATGAATTTAATTTTGTGATTGCTGACAAACCTGAATAGGTATTGTCTGATATAATTTTTTGTACTTGTTCTTTTGTATTGCCGTTTACGATCATCTCGTTAATATCTTTTTCTTTCTGCCCTTCTGGCCATATTGTTATCATATAATTGTCATCTATCATTTTATACATTCTATCTATTATTTCTTTATTACGAGGCTCGTTGTCAAATATAAAGACAACATCTTTTTTATCAACAGGTAGTTGTAGATCAGCGCCACCAGCCGCTAGACAATTATCAAGGAACAAACTATCTAAAGGACCTTCAACAATATGTAATCTTCTATTTAGATTAATTCGTTCTAGGCCAAATATTTTTTGTTTGTTCTCCTGTAGTTTTATTGTAAGATATTTCGGTTGTTCTTTACCAAATGCACGTCCTTGCAAAGCAAAGACTTCATTATCAACATCATAGAAAGGTATAATCAATCTAGGATGCTCGTACTTCTTATTTAGACTCTCAAACGTCCCTGGGCGTATGCTATTTACATACTCTTGGAACTTGTCGCAATAATATAATCTATCAAAATATTCCGTAGGCAACTTTCGGTTGAGAAGATATTGCTTTGCAGGATGCTCATCATTTAATTTACTGAAGGCCATAAGACCTTGTAGGGGTGTAGATTTTAATTTTGTTTTTGTATCTGTTTTAAATCTTTCAAACAGACTTTCTTCACTAGCAGGTTTACTGCCTTTATATCTTTCTAAAATGTAT